GAAATTTGGGATATATGCTACGCACTGCAGGCAAGCCTCTGTTCGATTCTGAATGACGAGGAGCTGGATAGCACCGGCGCAGCAACAGCGATGAATGAGAGCCTTGACGAGTTCACTGCAGTAGTGAAGGAAGCGATTAGCAACTGGTCCGGCGGAAAGGTAATCAACATCGTAAAGAGTGACGAGGTGACGGAGAGTGACCTGGCAATGATGAAGTCTGCGGCTGCAAGGCTGAATGACAACATCGAGAAGGCACAGACCGCCGCTGGAAAGCCTGCCGGAGAAGGAGACGATCCGGAGGTAGACACAGAGGACAAAAAGGACCAGGGCAAAAAGAAACAGTCGAAAGGAGACAACGAAGATATGAAGATCGACAAGAGCAAAATGACCCAGGCTGAGCTTCTCATTCTCGAAGATATTGAGAAGAGATACGGCGTGGCAGACGACCCGGCTCAGACAGAGCAGACTCCGGAGGGAAAACCTGCGGTAACAAAGTCTGTTGAGAAGCCTGAGCAGAACCAGGAAACACCTGCAGATGGCGAGGACATCTACAAGGGACTCAATCCTGCTGTTAAGGCAGAAATCGAAGCACTCAGAAAGTTCCGTGAGGATGCTGAGAACAGAGAACTTGAAGCCGTAGCAGGCAAGTATGAAATCATCGGCAAGAAGAAAGAGGAGCTTGTACCTATGCTCAAATCTCTCAGAGCTACCGGTGGAACTGCATACAACGATATGATCGCCGTTCTTGATGCCACCGTGGAAGCGGTCAACAAGTCCGGCGTTTTTTCCGAGGTAGGCAAGTCCGGCCATGGCTCTGTGCACGTAAGTGATGCAGAGGGCAAGATCGAAGGTATCGCCAAGAGCTATATGCAGAAAGAACCTTCCATGAGCTATACGGATGCGCTGGCTAAGGCTTGGGAAGATAACCCGGACCTTATGGACGCATACGACGCTGAGGAAGGATTTTAAGGAAGGAGGAAAAGACCATGGCAAAGAGAAACTTCAACGGCTCACAGATTAACCAGTCTGTGACAATCGCAGAGCAGGCCGGTGCTGCTATCGACGATGTGAGAAACCTCATTCTCAAATATGACGAGAATGGAGATGTAGTCGTAGCAACCGACGGCACAGCACCTATCGTAGGCATTGCAATTATTGAGGCAGGCTATAACGACATCTCCGGAGCAGAGTCCGGAAAGGTTGCAAAGGGCGACCAGGTAGATGTTCAGATTAAGGACATCGGCTACATTCTTGCTGGCGGAGCCATCAAGAAGGGCGAAGAGGTAACTGCAACCGCAGGAAAAGCAACAAAGGCAGCTGACGGAGATTATGTGATCGGCGTGGCACTTAGCAATGCGGCTGAGAATGACTACGTGAGAGTTCAGATTTCCAAGTATCAGAAGAACGCCGCAAAATAAAGAAGGAGGAAAATGGTAAATGAAAAGAACAGCAAAGAGCATCCAGGCAGACATTGCCAAGGGTGCTTTCAGACCACACACAGCGCTTTCTACTATGGCGCTGGCTTATTATCAGCAGGATTCAACAACCCTTGCAAAGAATATGTTCCCGGTTTGCCCGGTAGGGTTATCCTCTGACAACTACTATGTATTCGACAAAGAGGATCTGTTACGTGATAACTGGCAGAGAAAGCCTGCATACGGCAAGGTTGACCCTGCGGTAATCTCTGAACACACAGAGACCTATGCTTGCGCAGTAGATCAGATGATTATGGGTATCGACTCCATTCGTCAGACTGACCTTAACCGCCGCCAGGGACCTCGTACTGCGGACCCTCGCCAGCAGAGAACTAAGGTTATGGCAGCACAGGCAAACATCCACCAGGATTCGGATTTCTCCAAGTCCTTTATGAAGCAGGGAGTATGGGCGAATGAAGGACAGGGCAAGGATGATACAGCTGTTTCCGGAAATGAGTTCATTAAGTTCAGCAACGGCAACAGCGATCCTATTGCATTCTTCGATGCAAAGAAAACTGCCATGAGACAGGCAACCGGCCGTACTCCTAACAGATTAGGACTCGGTATCAACGTATTTAATGCGTTGAAGGTACACCCTGCAATCCTCGAGAGAGTGAAGTTTGGCGGTACAACTGCAAATCCTGCAAATGTTACCGAGAACGTGCTTGCACAGCTCTTCGGAGTTGACAGAATCGTTATCGATCAGACCGTGCAGAACAAAGCCGGTTTAGGCCAGGCTGCAAATATGCAGTTCATTGGCGATCCTAACTCATTCCTGTTAGCGTATGCAACAGATACACCTTCCATCGAGGAACCTTCTGCAGGTTACATCTTCACTTGGGACATGTTAGAGAACGGCATCTTACTTCCGGTACTCAACTACCAGGGTGAGGCCGGAACACATTCTGAGTTTGTCGAGGGTCTTATGGCTTACGACATGAAGAAAACTGCAGATGATCTTGCGTTCTTCGGTTACGACGCAGTGTAAGGAGGTTTCGCCATGAGATTAATTGCAAAGAAGCCTTGCAGTTATGGCGGTAAAAAATTCTTCATCGGGGATGAAATCCCGGCAGAACTCGTGGTAAACATCGAGAGAGAAGAAAAGCTCGGCGTAATCTCAATCGCAAATGACGAAGCAGGGGTACCGGAACAGTCCGGTGCCCTTTATTCGCAGGAGCAGGTAGACAAGATGATGGCCGATGCAGTCGCCAATGCAAGCAAAGGATTTACGCAGGAGCAGGTGGACGAGATGATCCAGTCTGCAGTCGCAGAGCTTAAACCGTTAGACTCCGACAATGCCGGTTTTACCGTGACAGTCAAGGGCGAGGGTGACAATGTGACGGCGGTTTCCTGCAGTGCAGAGGATATTCAGTCTGTGGTCGATGTACTGCAGATGAATGCGGACGATGGTGCAAAGGCAGTAGCCAACGTACAGTCCGACAGCGTTCTGATTTTGCTTCACGCCTTAGACACACGCGCTACGGTCAAGAAAGCGGCTCAGAAACAGCACGACACTTTATTCTCCGCTGACGGCAATTCAAACGAATCCGTAGGCGGTAACGCAACCACAGACAGCATTACGGAGGGAGCTGATACCTAATGTCAAAAGGTGCATACACATATGAGCCGGGAAACATCACGGAGTTTGGCAAAGACCGTATGAGGTTTGAACTTGGAGACACGATGGTAGAGGGCCTGGCAGATACGACGGCATTGACCGACGAGGAGATACAAGCAGCAATCGACGCATACCCGAATAAGTGGAAGCGTGCGAAGCTGATGCTTCTTGAAAGTTTGTGCCGTCGTTTTGCGTATGAGGTCAACACAAAGACCGGTCCTCTCAGCCTGGATATGAATGGCAGGGCGAAACTTTGGAAAGAAGATTACGACAAGCTGAAAAAAGAGGTCCAGGCAGAATCAGTGTCAGTGCCACGGTTCGGAAATGGGGTAGATGGTCCGCCTTACTTCCATACCGGAATGCACGAAAACGAGAGGGTGTGGAACGGATGATAAATGCGAGATTTATGTATTTAAGGCCGGGAAACTTATTCAAGGATTTTGTTGTCGAGTCAAATACGCAGGTTGTAACAGCGAGCGGAAGGGTAGCAAACGCACCAAAGGGAGACGGCTCAAAGATCATCAGAGGATGTCTTGCTGAGTCTACGAAGGAACAGAAGGAATCTCATTCAACGAGAGACCGTGTTTGCACCCATACGATTGTGCAGGCAGGCAGTCCGGAGGCAAAGAAGTCCGATAAACTCATACTCGGAAATCGCACGTTTTACATTATCGACCTGGACGAGGTGGGTAGCTTGGGTATATCCACAATCTACTACGCCGAGGAAAGGAAGGATGTCAAGTGAAGCTGTGGAACGATGGAAAAGCAGGGAGTGCAGGAAGTGCCATAAGGGCAACAGTCAAAGGACAGGTAGCCAAAATCAACCGACAAGTCGTAGCCAGGGGCGTTAGGGCAGTGAATGCCATGAGGAACGCAGAGCTGGAAGTGCTAAAAGGTCAGAGAAGCGGGCGAACATATCGCAAACCGCACAGCAAAGCGACCTACACAGCTTCGGCACCAGGAGAACCACCGGCAAGACGTACAGGAAATCTCCGTATGCACTGGAATGGCCAGGTAAAGAGTGAAGGCAGTACCGCTGGTGGCGGAGTCCAAATCATTGCAGAGCTGGAAAGCCAAGAGAAGTATGCTGGCTACCTTGAAAACGGAACGAAGAAAATGGCAGCAAGACCATTCGTAGACAAGATCAAGGAGAAGGCAACCCAGGAAATTGAGAAAATTTACAAGGAGCCGTATGGCTAAGGAGGCATGATATATGGCACTGGTAGTAGAACAGCCGATAGCAACCTTCGATTTGAGCGAGATTGCCAGGGGCGATTTGGTCTATGGCAAGCATCGCACATGGCCGGAAGGTAAAGCCGGATTTGTAACATCAGCCACCGAGAAGGAGCTGATCGTCCAGTATCATCCGGGTATCGGCAATGTAACTAATCACTTTCGGATTCCCATTGATGAAGCGGTAGACGCTCAGTGGGAAATCCGATATTCACACGATATGTCGGAGGTCAAGACCTACGGCATCGAAAAGCAGGACACTGAGGAAGGAGCGACAGAGTGAAGCTGGAAGAACTGATTCAGAAAAGGTTCGTCAGTACGGCAGCACTCGCAGAGAGGCTTACAACCTACAACGGTGTGCCTGCTGTTTTTAGTCCGGAAGCACCGGGCGACGAACAGGATGGGTGGGGCGGTGAAACGCAGTACCCTATGGTAACTTACAACTACGACCTGCAGGCAAACGAAGAACGAAACAGTGCCGGTAGTCTTTCGGTATCGATATTCTGTCAGAACACAACAGATGTATTCCCGGAGGACATAGCGCCTATCGTGAAGGAATGCCTGCGTGATGTGATCCTTCTTCCGGAAGGCGGTACGCCGTACTGCTTTACCTGGGCGAGAACGGATGCGTTCACTATGGGCGAGGATGCAGGAAAAGCCGGTGTTGTAATCGGCTGTGAAGTCAGATTTGACATCCTGGAATATCCGTCTATGGAGACGTCCGATCCGGACCCGGTAATGGCGGTTGATAAGTATATCAAGGAGTTGTACCCGGAATGCCTGGTTATGGGATATGACCGGATGGAGGAGATAACCGAAGCCTCAGCGGATCAGCCGGTGGTTTACTGCAGACTGATTTCATCTGAGAAGCAGGAAGAAACGAATACAGTAGCCTGGATGGACGGTAGAATTGCCGTCCATGTTTTATGCCCAGAAAGCACAGTGAGATTGAAGATGGCCGCAGATATTGCCAACCACCTGTCACTCGACGGAGAGGTAATTATGCTGGACCATTCGCCTATGTTCATCAAGAGACTGCAGGTGAATTACAAATCTGACTACTTGAAGGAAGGCCAGGTATTCATCACAGGTCACTATGGATTGCTTAGGTACAAGGCTAAGCCTCACGTGCTTATGGCAGCTCATGGAAATTACAGTTAAGGAGGCAAAGCATGGCTAAGGAAACAGCAACTCCGGCACCTGCTGAAACAAAGGCAGAAAAGAAGCCGGAGAAAAAGGCCCCTGCAGAGTCCGTTTACACAGTAAGCGAGCTTGCAGGCGACGCAAGAAGCGTATTCAGCACAATGCAGGAATGCGTTGTAGCCGCTCTGAAAACTGACGGCAAAGCCGAGTACACAGTATCAGAGGCAAAGGAAATTGTAAGCAAGTTCTTACAGAAGGAGGTTAAGTAGAAATGGCAGGAACATTCATTTTAGGCGAAACTAAGGTGCGTCCTGGTACCTATTTCAACATTCAGAAGAAAGGCGGAAATGCCGCTGCTGGCGTTATGAATGGTGTTACCGCAGTAATCTTCCGTGCAGATTTCGGCCTTCTCAACGAGGCAATCGAGTTATCTGCAGAGGATGGCTACGAAGGAACATTCGGTACCGCACTTACTACGGACGCAATGAAAGAGGCAATCGCCGGTGGCGCAAAGACGATCATCGCCTGCAGAGTCGGTAACGGCGGCACTCAGGGCAGTATCAAGTTGCAGGACAGCGAAAGCACAGATGCAGTAAGCATCACAGCAAAATATCCCGGAGCAAAGGACTTTGTAGTAACAGTCCGTGAAAAGCTCTCAGACAGCACTCTCAAAGAGTGCATTTTTTATGCCGGTACAACAGAGTTTGAGAAGGTGGAATTTACCGCCGGAACAGACGAAGCTAATGCCCTTGTGGATGCGCTGGCATCTTCCAAGAATTTCAAGGCAGAGGTTATCAAGTCCGGCACCGTAACATTACAGAACGTGTCTCAGTCCCAGTTTACAAAGGGAACTGATCCGCAGGTAACGAATGGGGACTACTCCAATGCGTTTAAGCAGGTAGAGGCGTATGAGTTTAACACGATCTGCGTCGATACCGAGGATACTTCGGTACATCTGCTTCTGCAGAGCTTCATCAATCGTATTTTTGATGCGGCATCCCTTACACAGGCTGTCGTTGCTGAGAAGCACACGGTAGACCTGGAAACAAGGGAAGCACACGCTGCTTCATTCAATGACGAGAAGATGCACTACGTTCTCAATGCCCATGTGAATGAGCAGGGTACGGAGATCGACGGTTATCAGACTGCAGCACGTATTGCCGGTATGATCGGCGCAGTAGCGGCAAACTCTTCACTCACTCATACAGTAGTCAGCGGCTTCTCCGAGATCAAGGAAAAGCTGACAAACACTGAAATGATTGCTGCAGAGAAGAAAGGCTGCCTGGTACTCAGCTATAACAAGGCTAAGCAGGTGTGGATTGATAATGCAATCAATACCCTCATTACGCCGAAGGACAACCAGGACGACGGCTGGAAAAAGATTCGCCGTGTTAAGACTCGTTTCGAGCTTATCAGACGTATCAATACCACCTCTGACAACCTGGTAGGCAAGGTAGACAACGACACCAACGGTCGGGCAACTGTAATTTCTCAGTTGCAGGCAGTCGGTGATGCAATGAGAGAGGAAGGAAAGCTGGTAGCCTGCACAGTAAGCGAGAGTTCTGCTTACACAGCAGACGGAGACTCCGCATGGTTCGACATCGATGTTATCGATAAGGATTCTATGGAGCATATCTACCTCAGCTTTATTTTCCGTTTCAGCACCAATGAGTAGAAGGAGGTAAAAAGCGATGATTAGAAACGAGAGAGCCGCCGGTGATTCAAGACACGCACGTACCGGTAAGGACGGAGCGTTCTACAGCGAGGACGGCGTTTTACTTGCGACCGTTGATACGTTCACTTCCAACGTGAACTACAACAATGCTAAGTACAGTGTGCTTGGAGATGCGCAGGAACATGAGACAGCCAACACATTTGCTGTCAGCCTCACGATGTCTCAGATCGTAGTAGAGGACGACCAGTTCTTTGTAGAGGTCATGGAGGCATTAGAGACTCAGATACCGCCGCACTGGAACTTCCAGGGTTCACTTCTCGGACGTAATGGTTCTGAGGAGCGTGTGGTTTACAAGGAGTGTATCCCTTCCGGACAGATCGACATTCAGAATGTCACTGTCGGCGATGTTATCAAGAGAAACTGGAACTTCTTTGTCAACAGACCGCCTAAGTTACAGTCATTACTCGGCGTAGACAGATAAGAGGTACCACATAAGAAACCAGTAGGGGAGCCGGAGCGGTTCCCCTTTATTTAATCAAAAAGAATTGGAGGACATTCAAATGGCTAAAGAATTTGTAAAAGGCGTAACAGTAGGCGAGGCAACAGCTGAGGAGAATACTCAGCCTGCAGTAAGCACAGTGGAGACAAACGAAGAGGAAACAAAGCAGGTAATCAGAGCGAATGAGGAGGACTTCATCGCAGGTCTGATTGCGGCTGCAGATTTCGCTTCCGATGAAGAGGAAACACAGAGGATTGAGATTGTCAGAAACGGCAAGCTCGCTTTTGCATTCTCTATCAGACCTCTCGGCTCAGAGGAGTACGACAAGTGCCGTAAGAAATTTACAAAGTATGTTCGTAATAAGCAGCTTGGTATCAAGATGCCGGAGGACACAGACCGTATCAAGTACCAGTCAGCAATCATCCACAAGGCGACTATCGCAGAGGATAGAGAGAAGTTATGGGACAACAAGAAGGTATGGCAGGCGCTTGAAAGCAAAGGATTTCAGATTATGTCCGGCCTGGACGTAATCGAGTACACACTTAAAGCTGGCGAGAAAGACCGCATTATTGATGCGATCGACACCCTCAGCGGCTACGAGAGCAACATTGAGGAAGTAGCAAAAAACTAATTGAAGCGGGGGGCAAGATGTGCTTGCTACATCACATATTCCAAAAGACAGGAATAACCCCCGATGAATTTTACGAGAAACCGAAAGGCGTGCAGGCATTCATGCTTGCGTCTATGCGGATAACCCTAGAATCACAGAAAGGAGGTAATGACGGTGGCGGAAACACTTAGAATCGAAATTCCTATTGAGACGGTTGATAATACAGATCCGGGAGTCTCCAATGCTACGAAGAAATTCGAGAAGATGGAACGAGCGGCCAATAGTGCGAATAGTTCAGCCAAGAAAGCGAGCGACACAGTTTCCAAGTTTGACAAGCAAGCTCAGAAAACCGAGAAGAGCCTAGCAAGCTGGGCGAAAGAAAAGTACGAAGTCCTGCTTGAAGCAAAGGAACGGATCAGTCCGGTACTCTCTACGCTGGGTAATGGGCTAAGGAGTTTTGCAGGGAAAACGTGGAGCGTTACAATGCGAGCGATTGACCTCATAACCTCCCCGGTTCGAGGGATCATAAACCTGTTGAAGAATCCGATCTTCCAAGTCGGAGCGGTCCTTGGAGTCAGTATCGGTCTGAAAGACACGATAGAGACATACAAGGACTTCGAGGCCGCAATGTCACAGGTCCAGGCTATAAGCGGAGCCACCAGCACAGAGCTTGTCAAACTGACGAATAAGGCAAAGGAAATGGGTGCAACCACGAAATTCACAGCCGAAGAGTCAGCGCAGGCGTTTAACTACATGGCAATGGCTGGATGGAAAACCGACGATATGCTGAACGGTATCGAAGGCATTCTCAGCTTGGCGGCAGCTTCCGGAGAAGATTTGGCAACGACATCCGATATTGTTACGGATGCACTTACGGCGTTCAACATGAAAGCCGGTGATGCCGGACATTTCTCAGATGTTTTGGCGGCGGCTGCATCAAATGCGAACACGACAGTCTCCGGAATGGGCGAGACTTTCAAATATGCAGGCTCTATGGCAGGATCGCTCAGTTACTCCATAGAAGATGTTGCCCTTATGACAGGCTTAATGGCGAATACTGGAATTAAGGGGACAATGGCCGGTACGGCACTCAACTCAATATTCACGAGATTATCGACGAACACCAATGGAGCGGCTGATGCTATGAAAGACTTAGGCATCAGCTTTTTTGATTCCAATGGACAGGCCAGGGATTTATCTGATGTGATGGGTGAGTTAAGGACGGCTACGGCAGGTATGACGGCTGAGCAGAAGTCAAACCTGGCAAATACAATCGCAGGAACACAGGCACAGAAAGGTTTGCTTGCTATCTTGAACGCCTCGGAAGAGGACTACAATAAGTTGGCAGATGCCATCAACAATGCAGACGGAGCAGCAGCGAATATGTCTGAAACGATGATGGATAACCTGCAGGGTTCTATCACATTGCTGCAGAGTGCAGTAGACGGAGTGAAAATCTCATTTGGTGAGAGGTTATCTCCATACGTGAGAAGCCTGGCAGATTGGCTTACCGATCAGATGCCAGCGGTTGAATCCGGTCTTGATGAAATGATGGACTGGGTAGATACAAAAGTGGACCGCATGAAGAAGAAATTCCATGACTTAACAGAGTCAGAAGAATGGAAAAACGCAGATTTCCTCGGCAAGGTGAAACTGAGCTGGGATGAATTTATTGCTGATCCGTTCAAGGAGTGGTGGGACACCAAAGGAAAGGCAAAATTTGCTGATTTCGCCGGAGACATCGGAAAAGGCATCGGTAGCGGAATTAAGATAGGCGTTATGACAATGCTCGGTATTGACATCTCGGAAACATTCGACGAGGGAACCAGCATCGGAGCGTCGTTCGCTAAAGGATTCTCAGAGGGATTTGATTTCGATGCCGTGTCTGCGAAGTTGATGGATGGACTCGGTAATTTAGTATCAAATGCGGGCAAACTGCTTCCGGGCGGTAAGTCTGCAGATTTGTCGTCTGTATTCTCGGCGGTATTGCTCGGTAAGATTGCCAGTCCGTTTATCAGTCTTGGCAAGGGAGCAATCAGCCTGGGGAAAGCAGGAAAGACGGTATTAGGTTCGGGAGCCGGAGAGATGGGACTGGGAGCAACAATGCTCGGTTCATCTGCTACGGGTACCGGACTTCTTGGAAAGTCAGCAATGCTGGCAATCAATCTCGGAGCAGGAAACCTAGCCGGAGGAGCCTCGCTTGGTGCTGGTGCGTTATCTGCACTTGGTTTAGGAGCGGGAGCCGGTGCAGTTGCAGGAGGTGCAACGCTTATTAGTGCAGGAATTGACACGTATAAGGCAATCAAGTCCGACGACAAGGACGAAAAAGCCGCTTACGGAGGTTCGGCTGCTTGGAAAGCAGGCGGTGTTGCTGCCGGAGCTGCCGCTGGAGCAGCACTTGGTTCTGTTATCCCTGGTCTTGGTACAGCTGTCGGTGCTTTAATCGGTGCCGGTGTTGGTGGTATTGCAGGCTGGGTAAAAGGCAACAAGGTCAAAGAGGAGTACCAGGAGAATGTAGAAGAGATGCAGAAGGAAGCTGAGAAGGCACAGAAAATCTTCCAGGCAACCGGATTATCAATCGAAGATGTGAAGTTTCAGAATGAGGCTCTGCAGGACGCTATGAACGATAGCGAGGTTTCTGCAGAGCAATTTGCACAGATGTTCCAGGAAGAATGTGAGAACGTGGCAAAGAATGCTTTCGGAAAGGTGAAATTATCCCTGCAGGAAGTTAAGGAGATTGCCAGCGACATCACGTTTGGAGATATGGCAGACAGCTTAAACAACTTCACGACAGCAACCAATGACACACAGCAGGCATTGAGCAGCCTGCAATCATCAGTAGCAACCTTGAAAAAGGAAAACTGGAAAGTCAGCTTAGGAATGAAACTGGACGAACTGCAGAAGGACGATTACAAAACTGCAATCGAGAATTTCATCAGTGATAGCCAGTCCTATATTGACAACAACCACTATGAGGCAACGGTCGCTTTGAAATTGCTTACTGGAACCGACGCAGACACCAGCGGTCTTGACAGCTACTACGGTAGTTTGAAGAGTCAGCTGGAAGGTTTGGGTTCACAGCTTAATGGAAAAGTAGATATTGCCATGGAAGATAGCGTTATTACACTTGATGAAGCGGCGGAGATTCAGAGCTTGCAGGATCAGATTTCGGCTATCACAGGAAAGATTTCGCAGGCCAGGACGGATGCGGAATTTGATACGTTGAAGATTAAGTATTCCGGCGCAGAGCTGGATATGGATAGCTTCAATGCTTTGCAGGAAGAGCTGCAGGCGGAAGTTACGTCTGCTTCAGATCAGTACGAGCAGGCACTTACGCTGACACTCACGAACCTTAAACTGCAGCTGGCAGACGGAGCAATCACGCAGGACGAGTACGATGCGGCAGTAAAGGAAGCAACAGACGGATATTATGCACAGATTGGAGACATAAACGCAAGGGTATCATCTTTCAACCTGGAAACAATAGCGGAGGCGTGGGATTCATCATTGCAAGGCTATATGCCGGAGATCGAAGGCACCACGAAGGAGAAACTGGAAACAGCTTTGAACAATGCTTTGTTGGCACATCCGGATGTAAAAACCTGGACTGCGGCAGATGTGGCAAGTTGGATGGGATTAGATAAGCTCAATCTCGATACAGCGGTTCAGACAGACATTGCGACGCAGATTCTACAGACAGCACTTGCGGTACCGGAAGGCACCAAAGAGAAAATTATGCAGGATTTCAAAGATTCTGTACCGACAGCAGAGGAAATCAAGGAGGCAATCGACTGGGATTCAATGACAAACCAGGACTGGCAAGACCTCATGGAGTCTATCACAGGCCCGACGGAGGGTGAGTCAATCGGCTTGACCTCAGACGCATTGAAACAGAAAATGTCTGATTATTACGCAGACTGTTTCGAGCAGGTAAAGACCTCATATTCGGAGGCTCTTCACAATGCGTTGGAGAACAGTAACAGCGAAGAAACGCTCAGTTCGTTCATGCAGGAGTATATGCAGAATCAGATGCAGGATTTTGATTTTTCGACAGTAATGGAGAATTACGGTCCTATATCGAATGAGTATTTCGCAACGCTGCAGTCCGAATGGCAGACGGCCGGCACAAACCTTGGAACGTCACTCAACACAGGAGCGTCAACAAGCCTAACCGGAGGATCAGCACAGCTGAGAACCAGCTTGCAGACATCATTGAACACAGCAACGGCAAGTCCGTTCAACATCAGTCCGACGGTAAACGTAACGCCAAATTACAATCTGCTGACATTGCCACAGATTCCGACAACAACACCGGCGAAACACGCTGCAGGTGGTCGAGTTGGTGGCGGCCCACAGCTGTCATGGCTGGCAGAGGAAGGCTGGGACGAGTTTGTTATTCCAACAAATCCAAGCCGAAGGACAAGAGCACTTGAATTATACGAGCAGGCGGGCGAAGCTCTCGGTGTTTCAAAACACGCAGAGGGCGGTCACATAGAAGGCTCAAATTTAAGTGATATGGTATCAGACCATAATTTATTCACTGAGGCGACAAGAAACGCATCCTATGGCTATAGCGAAACCACAGAAGGTAATTACGAGGACAACTCAGCAGAAACATACGCTCCGGTAAGCTCAGAGGTTCCAACCTCTACACCGCAGACCGGGCCGATCAGTGTGAATGTTGCTGTTAGTCCGAATTTCCAAATTGAGGCAAAGGAAGGTCAGAGTGAAGAGGATATTGTTGCCGTAATCAGAAGGCATTTAGGCGAGATCGCAGATGAACTCGGTGGAAACATCGCAGAGAAGCTGAGTGAAGTATTTGCCAATATGCCAGTATCAAGCACGAAAGGAGCGTAGGCTATGGATATTAAGCTGATTCCGGTGGGAAAGGGTTCAAAGTTTACGTTCCCTGCGTTGCCGGAGAAGGTGCAAGGCAAATATGCAGCCAAGTACCAAAGTTTTGACATCATTTCCCTGGGTACCGTAAAGGTACCTAAGGGGACAGATGTTTCGGAGTTTTCGTGGGACGGAGTATTTTTCGGACCATCAAAGAAGAATGAGGCAATCGTCAAGAAGAACGCCTGGCAAAGTCCGAATGAGTGCGTAAAGATTCTTAATGATTTTATGATGAATGAGACGGTACTTACATTGATCGTAACGGAAACGTGGATAAACGTGGATGTTACGATTTCTTCATTTCAGCCGAGACCGGTGGGAGCTTATGGCAATGTCGAGTATTCAATCACGTTCGTTCAGAAAAAGCCGTTGAAAATCTACGGTACAAATGAGCTGAAAATTACAGCCTTTGTAAAGAAAACCAAGCCAAGGGAAACATCATCATCAAGCGGCGGCAGTTATACAGTCGTTTCCGGAGATACCCTATGGGGCATTGCCTCAAAGAAGCTGGGAAGCGGGACGAAATGGACGAAGATTTACGATGCGAATAAGGACACGATAGAATCCACAGCCAAGAAACACGGAAAGAGCAGTTCGGATCACGGTCACTGGATATGGCCGGGAGAAGTGCTGACAATACCGGGATAGGAGGCTTGCTATGATTGATTTAGCGAAAATCAAGTACCGGCTGGTTGTGATGGATGAAAGCAAGAACCAGTACAACATCAAGGAGTACGTGGAAAACCTCGGATGGGAGGAAAACGACGGCGAGTTGGCCGTCAGACTTTCGTTTGTAGCAAAGAATGATAAGACATCAAAAGGTTATCTGTCAAAGATCATCAAGCCTGGATGCCTGGTCGGAATATTTGCGAATGACGGAGCCTCCCAGGACGAGGAAGTGGCACGTGGATATGTGGAAACGTGGAATCCGGTTGAGAAAAACGGAGGACACACCTTGAAATGCGTATGCTACGACGAACTGTATAAATTGCAGAAAAGCCAGGATAACAGATATTTCCCTTCCGGGACCGGCACAAAGTCGGCGATAGAAGGTATTCTCGATGATTGGGAGATACCGCAGGGATCGTATCAAGGCCCGAACGCCTCACACGGAAAGACAAAGGCGAACAATAAGTATCTGTCAGACATCATCATTGATTTGCTGGACGATGCAGCGAAGAAAGGCGAGGAGCAATGCTTTGTGCAGGCGAGAAAAGGTCTTACCTCGGTTATACCAAGAGGCACCAATAAGACGGTTTACGTTTTCCGAACAGACAATACGCAGATGTTCAGTCAGAGTATAAGCACGGCAGATATGATTACGAGAGTAAAGGTTGTAGGCCAGGCAGACGACGATGGAAGAACCAGCGTAGAGGCTACAGTTAATGGAGAAACAAAGTACGGCATACGTCAGAGAATCTACACTAGAGGAAAAGACGAGAGCCTGGCAGATGCAAAGTCTGCAGCACAAGAGATCCTGGACGAGGACGGAAAGATTAAGAAGGAGATTAAGGTACAGTCTCCGGACGTTCCGTTTGTCCGTAAGGGCGACCTAGTATATGTCATTAGCGAACTGACTCAGTCATACTACTATGTGAAGGGAGTCCAGCATACAGCGGACGCCTATAGCATGACAATGGACCTGGAACTTGCCGAACCGAAAAAGGAAAAGGCAAAATCCGAAAAAAAGAAAGATTACAACGTGGGCGACATTGTGAATTTCCATGGTGGAACCCATTATGTGAGCAGCTACCCAGGCTCAAAAGGTTACAACGCCAGGGCAGGAAAAGCAAAGATCACGATTAAGAACGGTTCCGGAAAAGCACACCCTTGGCATCTAATTCATACGGATAGCGGAAGCAATGTATATGGGTGGGTTGACGGCGGAACCTTTGATTAAAGGCAGGTGAGACAGATGAATGAATTTGACGGACATCCGGGAACAGCAAAGCTGGCCGGAGTGCTTAGCGACAGGATGAAGAGAGAAAACGAGTCGCCGCTTACATTGGATTTTGGAGAAATTCAGCCAAATTTGAGTCTGAAAACAAATTCATTTCCGGTGGAAATACCAAAAGGAGATTATTCGGTTTGCAGACTGGTAGGAGGACTCAGCTACACTATAAACGGAGGCGGGCATTCCGGCCACGAAAACCAAACTCCAAAGGTAAACACAGGCGCACACTCACACACCGCCGCACCGCCTCAAATCAAAGCAGGAGACAGAGTTCTTGTTGCATGGATTCAAAGCGAGGCAGTAGTGATCGATGTTGTAAAGAAATCATAAGGAGGCGAGGCAAATGTCACAACCATTATTTCCAGTCGTTGAAGTGCCGGATTTTATCTCCGAGGACAGCCAGTACGACACCCAGTACAAAAGAAGTATGAAGTGGGACCCGGAACTGGGAGACTTCGTGAGAGATGGGGCACACCGAGTAAAAGAGTGCGACGGCAAAGAAGCCTTCTCCATTTGGTGTTTTAAGATTGCACAGACAGAGCGGTACCGCTGTTTGGCATACCCCGATTCAATAGGTACCGAAATGGAAAGAGCCATGGATAATGACGATGAAAAAACAGTAGAGTCCATGGTAGAGAGAACAATCACAGATGCTATTATGGTGAATCCCCGAGCAGAAAATGTCCGGGATTTTCAGTTTACCTGGGAAGGCGATCAGATGCACGTTACCTTCAAGGTCAAGGGTAGCAACTGGGACGAAGAAATAGAAGTTAGCTTGTAAAGGAGGTGAAGAGTATGCAGCCGGAATTTAATAGACCGGAATTTTTGGAAGGGAACTCAGCCGAAGAGATTCACGAAAGGATGATGAACAATCTTCCGAGTGACATAGACGATATGCCGGGCGGTTTCCCATACGATATGACAATGCCTGCGGCGTTGGAGAAAGACGAAATTATAAACTTCCATATCGTGAGAGCAATAATGATTTCGTTTCCGGAGTATTCCTGGGATGAATGGCTGGACCTTCATGGTCGCCAGGTTCATCTTACAAGGCACGAAGCGGAACCAGCTTTCGGATATGTGAAAATCTCTGCGGCAGAAGGTACAGAAATTCGCTCCGGAACGATATTTTGCACGGCGGCAACCGAAACCGGACCGTCAATAGAGTATTCAGCAACAGAAGATGTTGTTGTCGGTAGCGAAGGATCAGCGCTCGTACCAGTTTCAGCGGTAGAAGCGGGTGTAGGTTCCAATGTTGCAGCGAACACAGTCGTACTTATGGCGGTACCCGATAAGAATGTGACGGAGATCAACAATCCGGAACAGATCAAGGGCGGCACCGAAAGAGAAACGGACGATGATTTCTACGACAGAATTGCTGCAGAGTATAGCAACAGTATGACATATCTTGGGAATGATGCAGATTACATCAGATGGGCGAAACAGGCAGGAGCCGGAGATGCGATTGTGATTCCAGTGTGGAACGGGCCAGGAACCGTAAAACTGGTACTTGTTGACGGAAACGGTAAGCCAGCCAATGATAAGCTGGTGCAGGATGTTTATAATTACATCGTATCTCCAAATAACAGGTCGGCAAGGTTGCTTCCGACAGGAACAGCAGAGCTTACTTGTGCTGCGGCAACCACGATTGCTGTAAATTATGTCATTACCGGACTTGTTTACGACGAGACAACCGGTATTGAGCAGATCAAGGCAGATTTTGCAGAGGCGATCAGAGTGGTTTATGCGAAGGCGAAAATCGAAGGCGTTCTGAGATACAACGATGTACGACCGCTGATTTCCTCAATCGCCGGAGTAGAAGATTTTGACGCCTTCACGATGAATGGAAAAACACAGAACATCGCTCTGAAAAGTGAGGAGTACCCGGACACAGGCACTCTGAATTTTAGTTAGGGGGGTGTAAATGTGGAAAGGTTTGATTTAGAGAATTTTCCAATCAGCGAGAGTGCGAAAAACATGATCGCATCGGTATCGGATGGATTCTATGATAATTCCTATGTCGGCAAGTGGTTGTACGAGGTTATGGGCCAGGAATACGACACAGCAAGAGAAATAGCTGAGGACTTAATCAACCAGCTGTTCCCGGAGACTGCAACATGGGGATTGATGTACCACGAAATCAAATGGGGACTGCCAGTGCGAGAGAATCTTTCCTACGAGGAAAGACGGCAGATAATCTATCGAAAGAGAGATTATCGGGCACCAATGACACCGTACAGAATGGAAGGGTACTTGAAAACGGCAACCGGCTTTGATGTGCGGATAGCAGACATCAACGATCCGGGAGATTATGGTTTCGTTGCTCCACACCCTAATGTGTTTAAGGCATATTTCATGGGCGAAGGCACGCTGCAGTCAAAAAGGGCGAGAGCATTGCTAAATGAGTTGAAACAGTCACACACGACATTTACGATGAACGACAGGACAGAGATTATTTCGGACAACAGGACACTGGAAGAAATGAAACTGCGGAAAGTTATTTTCCACATCGCAGAGTCGTTTTGGTATAGCGATCTGCTGGATGGAAGAAAGCTACTGGATGGTTCCAGTCTCTTATATCCGTATATGAGATACAATCTGATGCTCGGATTTAAGTATATGCTCGGCGGGTTTGAAACACCGACGGATGCAGACCTGCAGAAGGTAAAATTCAGAGCAGAACAGGAAACAGAAAATGGTGTCAAGGCAGGAGCAATCCGGATCGCCTCGGCCATCATTTTTTGGAACACGCACCTATTGGATGGTTCGTGGGATTTGGACGGCTCACATAGGCTTGATGTTACACGAGGCTATCAACTGGGCGTTGCAATCGTTGCTATGGTTGCCTGTGCCTACAACAAGGCCACAGACTCAATGAAAGTAAGAAGTACATACGGCTTACGGTCAAGTTCGGATGCTAGGGCGGCGATCCGTTCGGAGTTTGAGGCTGATTTTTGGAACACTGTCTATTTGGACGGAAAGCTGCTACTCGACGGCAACACTAGGTTGGAGCACAGAGGCGGCAATAAACGACTTGAAGCTGCAGTTACGCATCACATGGGAATCGAAAGAGAAGATATGGATGTGGAGACACAGGTCATTACCAAAACAAGGAATTACTGGTTTCTTGATGGCAGCAATACGCTGGACGGAAAGAAGAACCTTAATTCAATCTATAGAAAGGAGTATATCCAATGAGTACAGAAAAGAGCAAAAACGTGGTGATCACGAAGAAGGCCAGGGAGAACCTGGTTAAGGCACGCGCCGGAGCCATTACGCTTCCGAAGATTATTGGTATGGCGTTTGGCGAAGGTGGTGTAAACAGTTCCGGTTCGGTCATTGCACCGACGGAATCTCAGTCTAAGCTCAATAAGGAATTGTTCCGCAAAGCCATTGATGGTTATACATTCCCGAATGACACGACCTGCAGATACGAATGTACCCTTGCAGAGAGTGAACTTGCTGGAAAAGAGATCAGCGAAATCGGATTGTACGACACCAATGGCGACATTGTGTGTATCAAGACCTTTACCAGGAAGGGCAAGGATGATGACGTAGAGCAGACATATGTGCTTGACGACATCTTCTAAGCCAGGAAGGAGGCAAAACGTGAAAGATTACACAGTAAAAAGCGAGACTGCGGTATTCTCTGACACTATGAAGATTACCGAAACGACAGACTCGAACCATGCGAGCAATATCAATGCAGGACCTATGTGTGTATTTGAAAATACTATTGCAAATCGCAGGGACATCACAAAAATTCAAAATGCTAAAGCACAGCTGGCGTTCGATGAATCGGACGGCGGCTTAAATATTATCATCAAGGAGGGTTAAAAATGTCTGACAATGTAATCAATATTCCGAGAGAATCGACGATGAAAGCTCTCATGGAAATGCAGAAAATGGCTGTGGCAGGTGGTGCAAACCCTGGTGCAGCCGACCTTTGCTATAAGTACATGGTTGCACAGTGTACCAGCAAAGAGCAGGTTGACAATCTTTTCATCGAATGGTGGAAATCACAGTACGACGCAAGCAAATTCACAAAGGTAGAAATGCTGGAAAGATGGTTCGGCAGAGTCCTCGAGGACGACAGAGTGCATGGTGTCACATTCCCACTGTTCGCAACCAGCTCTACAGCCATCGGAGAATTAACGGACGACAGCGTTGGCTTGAAATGCGTTCCATCTACTGCAAAGACGCAGGGGCAGGATGACTTTGCACATCTTCCTCAGTTTTGGTGCCTTGAAGTATCTGCAGAGAAGAAAACAGACGGAAGCCACGAGATTTTCTATGTTGAGCATATCGATGATATTAAAGACGTTCGCTCCGGCGAACATCTTTGCTGGGTATTACAGAAAAATACCTACACGAAAGAGTGGGACGAGGACGGATACCGTTACTTAAAAATGAAATGCCACCAGTCAACCGGTTACGAATTATGGCCGGAAGGAAGAGATCGCACCGGTAGAGTTTATGCGTATGCAGCGAGACCTAAGTATTACGCAGGAATCGGCGCAAGTGGAAAAATTACCTGCGGAACCGGCTTAGCTCCGGTAAACTGGACTTCTCATACTGCAGGTGTTACCAAATGGAGAGACAGAGGAACACAGTATAGTGGAGCGAGCGGAAAGACGATCAAGTTCCTTGACCGTATGATGCGTCTTAAATATGCAAGAAAAGGCAACTCCGGAACAATCGAAGGCTGCTCTAGTTATAACTACCAGTACACGGCTGCATATTCTGAGAAAGGCGTTGAAAGAGTCCTTTTGACACCCGAGCAGGCAGCAAATTTATTTGTTGGAAGCAGTGTTCAGATCGGCATTCAGAGTGGCACAGATAGAAATACTGCGAGCAACTATTCCGTCTGCAAAAACAAGCTCATTACTGCAATCAAGGACGTTGAAATCGGCGGTACCACATACTCTGCAGTTTATGTAGATAACGGTGGTACCACATTCGACACAACAGCCGGAAGCACATATTTAAGCACCGATCCTTACTGGTCCGGTTGGAATGATGATGTACTTGGAACTGACGGAAGCAAGTACAATTACACCAACGGAAAAGAGCCGGGTATGCTGCAGAAAATCGAGTTTATGAACGGCTCATATTTAATCATTAGCGATGAATTATGGCAGTGGAGTACCGATGAAAACGGAGACTATAACTTTGACTGCTTTGTTTGCGAAGATCAGTCCAAAGTAAGCGGAACAGCAATTACCGAGGACTACAAAAAGCTGACAGCCTTAACGATGGTCATTCCGAAAGGTACAACAGGAAAGTGGACTTACATCGAAGACACCGCCATTTCAGATGTTGAGTGGCCTCTTGGTATCGACGCAAGCGGTAGCGGCGTCGGCTGTAAGGCTGGCTTCTCCTGCTATCCCGCCGCGTCCGGGGTCCGCGCCGGTTGGTGCTGGGGCGCCTTGAGCCACGGTGGCATTGCGGGTCTCGCGTGCCGTAACTCGTCCTTTTCCGTCGGCGATGCGTACTGGGGCGGCTCTGTCGGTTCACCTGGACTGGCTGGGTAAAGCAGGGTGAATTGCCTGTAAGGCAAGAGGGGCGGCAGGCCCCACTAAGATATTAACTGTTGCAAGAGTTAATAAAATGGGTTGTATGGTGTGACAGAGGCTGGCTTCAACTGCAATCCCGCCGCGTCCGGGGTCCGCGCCGGTTGGTGCTGGGGCAACTTGAACAACGGTGGCAATGCGGGTCTCGCGTGCCGTAACTCGAACAATTCCGTCGGCGATGCGAACTGGAACGGCTCTGTCGGTTCAACTGGTTAGAGAGTATATCATTCATTGCACCATACAGCACACGCTTATGTGCGAAAATTATTTGAAACCAGCGGCGGCTAGTAGCGAAAGCGAACGTCGCCGGTAATAACCAGATGATATACACGAAAGGAAAGCAATTATGAAAACATACTGCAAACCTGCGAAGGTAGATGTAGAAAACACAGAATTTAATATACCTGCAGTTCGCAAGGCATTTGATGGGAAGTACAAAAGAAGAGATTTTCAGAGATTGCTTCTGAACACAGGCCTGGTGACCGAACAGGAACTTGCACAAGAGTTCCTTGACGGTACAAAGCAAAAAATATACACAGCTACGGATGCAATAGCAGAAGAATTAACACGGCGCATCAGAAACAGAGATTTGAAATTGCGCCCAATTCGCCAGTTCCAGCGAGAAGATGGATTGACTCACAAGCTCAGAAATATATGCCAGGAATATCCGGATCAGCAGATAATGGAATACATAGCGGTTTACTCATTAGAGGAATTGTTCCATGCGAAGTTACTGCCGATTCAATACGGAAGCATTCCAGGAAGAGGGCAGCTGGCAGGCAAACGGAAAATCGAAAGGATTTTAAGGCGTAAGTTTACCGGAAGGCTGGATGTGGTCAAGTGTGATATTCACAAGGCATATCCGTCCGTAACGGTAGAGTGTGTTATGAACTTGCTAAAAAGAGATATTGGCAAGAATAAAGTTTTAATTTGGTACCTGGGTGCTCTTATGGAAAATTACCCAGGAGAGCATCTTTGTATAGGCGGGTATCTTCCGTCGTGGCTCTTTAACTATGTTATGAGCTATGTTTTGAGATACCTGTTGAGCCTGAGTCAGTCAAGAAGAGGGGTACAGACCAAAATGGTAAAAGCTATCGTTTGCTATGCAGACGATTTTACAGTTTATGGCTACTTCTCACAGCTGACGAAAGCGCTCAAAAAAGCTACGAGATGGAGTAAATCAACGCTGGGATTGGACGTAAAGCCGGCCTGGCAGATATACCACATTTCATCATTCGAGGAAGAGAAAGAATTTCACAGAATGAGACAAGGCGGAAGTCATAAAAGGACGCAGGGCGTAGATATGATGGGGTTCGTTGTACGAAGAACGTACACCATTATAAGAAGCAGGGTGTTTAAGCGTATCCGGAGACAGTTTTTGAGAGCTGCCGCCGATTTGGAACGCTTAGGATATATCCCCTGGTGGCGAGCCTGCAGAATTATGGCGTACAAAGGGTGGATAAAGTACAGCAACAGCCAGGGTTGCTCCATTAAGTACAATATGCAGAATTTATTTAAGATTGCCGCGCAAAGCGTATCACGCTACGGCAGAAAGGAGTATGTCAAGTATGAACAAAGAATGTTACTCATTGCAGCCGCCTAAGATCGAGGTGTTTCCTGTTCACGGCGGTACGGACATCATTCTGAGAAAGAACATCAAGAAAACCACCAAGGAGCCTATGGAAGAGGGCGGAGAGTCAACTACCGTTTATGAGTGCGACGAGGTGCAGATCAGACACAAGGGCACAGTTACCAAAACAGAGGTGAATAACAACTTCGAGTATTGGTGGACCATCGGAGAAGGCGGTACCGAGGAAGATGCCGCCGACAAAGAGGCGGAAGCAGCCGGTGAGCCTACCATCATCGAGCGTTTGGAGGCCGTAGAGTCTGCAATTATTGAGTTGGCGGAGGTGATCGTAAATGGCTAAATTTTACTACACACAGATTAAGCTCGGAAATATGACTATCGACGAGGTGCCGACCAGGTGGAGAGCTTCCGTTGATAAGATGTTAAAGGCAGAGTAAGGTGAAGGGCAGGTATGTATGCAGCATAAAAGAATCTCATACGCCGAGTTTTACGCCTATGACAGATTAGAAAAAGCGGCACACGACCTGCACTGGGAAGAGACAGAGGAAAATGAAATCCTTCTAATCAACCTGCATAACAATTTGGTATGGCATCTGTACCGGTTCGACGAGGACCCACGTGCGGATGCCATTCTTTATGCAGTAATAGAGGCCATTTTGGGTGAAAAGGCGGCAGATATTACAGACATTCCGTATGAACTGCGGTGTGTTTGGGAAGGAGGTAAGAGAGCCAATGTCTTTGAATGAAATTCTTGCAAGCGGAGGAGCGTTATTACTCTTTTTGACGATCGTACAGATTGTACCGATCAAAGTGAATCCATGGTCTGCATTTGGAAAGGTTATCGGAAAGGGTATGAGAGCCATCGGAAAATCCATGAACAAAGATGTCATGGATAAACTGGAATCAGTGCAGGAAGAGTTGAAGGACCTGGGAGAAAAACACAATAAGCTCGAAAAACGAATGGATAAGGATGATGCGGACGAGTGCCGAACGAGAATCCTGCGATTTGCAGACGAGCTGAGAAGGAATGTTAAGCATTCTGAGGAGTTTTTCAATCAGATTTTAGCGGATATTTCACACTATAAGAATTACTGCAGAACGCATCCGGATTATAAGAATGACAAGGCGGTTAACGCCATTGCCAAAATCGAAAATGTGTATCAGAAGTGCATGGAAGAAAATTCATTTTTGTAGGAGGTAACTAAAATGGGATTAAAAAAGAAAGAGCGCCACCCGCTCAGAAAAATCAAAGAGTTATTCAGCAAAGTAGGCACCCTTAATCTGATTCTGATTATCGTGGGTGCTTTTTTTGTGTGGTTCAACTGGCAGATGCTCTGTATCTACCGTGAGTATGCTTCCATTCCGGAAACATACGCTTGCGCTGTAATTGCAGCCACGATCGGAGAGTGCGGAATCTGCGGATGGATCAGAACCAACAAGGATAAGAACAGAGATCATAAATGGGAGATTGAAGATAAGAAAAACTTCCAGGACAAAGTAGAAAGCGAGGAAAACGCAAATGGATGAACTGATTTTCGAGGTGGTAAAAGTTGTGATTATGGTTGTGGCACTTATTATTGCAAGATACTTAGTACCATGGCTTAAACAGAAGATTGGAGCCGAGAAGGTGGCAGAAGTCTCCATGTGGGCCAAGCAGGCGGTCCTTATGGCTGAACAGGTTTATAAGGATTGGAAAGGACAGGACAAGAAGGCTTTTGTTACTGAGTATTTGAAGAAGATTCTTACAGCAAAGAACATTTCTCTGACGGACGAGCAGCTGAATATTTTAATAGAGGCTGCAGTTAAGCAGATGAAAATGCAGGAAAATTCCGGAATACTGATCGAAGCAACAGACGAGGTAACGAACCAGTAAGGAGGCGGTACTATGGCTTTAAAAGGTTCGACTACAGAAGAAAAAATTTGGAATTACCTGGTGGGTAACGGATTAAGCAAATGCGGAGCGGCTGGACTTATGGGTAATCTTTATGCAGAGTCCGGCCTGCGTCCCACAAACCTACAGAACAGCTTTGAGAAAAAGCTGGGGTTTACGGACGACACATATACGACATCGGTTGACAATGGAGATTATCAGAACTTCGTGAGAGACGGTGCCGGGTATGGATTGGCGCAGTGGACATATTGGAGTAGAAAACAAAACCTGCTTACATTTGTGCGTGCCAGGAATAAATCAATCGGAGACTTGGAGACTCAGCTTGCATTCCTTATTGAAGAAATGAAGCAGTCTTACAGTTCCGTGTATCAACAGTTAAGGACTGCGGGAGACGTATTGGAAGCGTCGAACGTGGTCCTTTTGCAGTTCGAGAGACCTGCAGACCAGGGAATTGCCGTTCAAAAGAAACGTGCATCCTACAGTCAGAAGTATTACGAGATGATGTGTAAAGGAGGAAAAAGTATGAGTAATTCAAGTTTGGTTACTTGCACAGTAAAGAGTCCGAACCATAGCGGTCCGAGGACTCATGCAATCGACCGTATCACGCCACATTGCGTAGTCGGTCAGTTATCGGCGTCGAGCATTGGAGGCTGCTTTACGAGTTCCAGCAAACAAGCAAGCTGCAATTATGGAATTGGAACAGAGGGCGGCGTTTGCTTGGTGGTGGACGAGTGTAATCGTTCTTGGTGTTCCAGCTCGAACGCAAACGATCAGAGAGCGGTAACAATCGAGTGCGCATCCGACAAGACCGAACCGTATGCATTTAACAGCACTGTATATAATAAGCTGATTGAGCTGTGTGCTGACATCTGCAGAAGAAATGGCAAGAATAAGCTGGTATGGATCAGCGACAAGAATAAGGCACTTGCTTACAATCCGGCAGCGAATGAGATGCTGCTTACTGTTCACAGATGGTTTGCGAATAAGTCCTGCCCTGGCGACTGGATGTTTGATCGCATGGGAGATTTAGCACAGAAGGTAAATGAAAAACTTGGAAGTGCTGGCGGTAGCACCGGAGGAAATTCCGGCAGCAAGAACAATCTTCCAGCAGCACCATTCACGGTTAAGGTTCTGATTAGTGATTTGAATTATCGTTCCGAACCGTCCATGAACGGATCTGTTAAAGGGCAGACCGGTAAGGGAGTGTTTACCATTTTGGAAGTCGAGGACGGATGGGGTAAGTTGAAATCCGGAGCCGGATGGATTTACTTAGAGAATCCGGAATACTGTACGATCCTTGGCAAGATCGCATCTGCACCAGCTCAAACTGACACAAGCCATAAGGTCAAAATCAATACAGCAGTGTTGAATGTCAGAAAAGGTCCGGGCACCAATTACGGCATTGTTACACAGGTGAAGAAAGGCGAAGTTTATACGATTGTTGCAGAAGAAAAAAATGGTGACACGACCTGGGGCAAGTTAAAATCCGGAGCCGGATATATTAGCCTGGGTTACACTGTGAGAGTTTAGGAGGAAACGGTGACATGAAGAATTACATCGGCGTGAAAATTGTAAAAGCTGAACCGAGGGAGAAAAACGGTGTACCTGGATACGCTGTTAAATATCCGGACGGCTATGTAAGTTGGAGTCCGAAGGAAACCTTTGAAAAGGCGTACCGGGAGTTAGACTGCAAGGACTTCATCAATTCAGAAGGTTAAGCGTAAGGGCCTATGATCCGTAAGGGTTGTAGGCTCTTTTTTTATTGCAGAAAAGCGGAACAAGACTGCAGGTAAAATCAATATACAAAATAACCAAAATAAGACCGGGAAAATTGACGAAATGTGCCTGAGACACGATAGGAGATTTTAGTACCTATCCTATGCCTAAGAGCAACAATCCGGTATTGAAGCGTGTACGAAGTCTAAGACATATATGCTTTAGGAGATGGATTTATCCACATTATCCACACGCATTTGTGGATAAAATACGCTTTTGAGAGTACGCAAATGAGCATATATTATTTTATTATCTAATATCTATTATCTATTCTCTAATATCTCGTAAAGAATCCTTGTAGAAATCATATAAGAAATCTTGTAAGAAATCTTACAATGCACCAAGCAACCGTGCGGGTTTATGGACCTTGCATATAAAAGTGCTGCACAATGCACCGACCAAGTATGCGAACAAAAAGAAATGCAGGATGGCTCGTGAGTGCGAAAATAATTCTGAAAAAACTCGAAACATAGAAGTAAATCTATTGACAAATACGCAAATGCGAAGTATAATATAACCATAATCAAATAAAACATTTGATTAAATCCGAAGGAAGGAGGAGGAATTACCAGTTGGGTAAGAAAGGTAAGAAGCAAAAGACTTTCCAAAAGGAAAAGGAACTGCTTGAAATCGAGAACCTTAAATTACAGAAGAGAGAAAAGCTCGCCAGCATCATCTCCACCATAGTAATCATGATCGTATCAGTGATTACGGCAATTCTGAAATGGTTAGGTTTAATCGATTAACAGTTCCTCGGTGATTGAGAGGGCAGTAACATCGCCCCTCAATTACTGAGTCTATCATAAAGGAGGCTGATTTGGCAATGAAAAAATTGAGACAGCTTTTACAGTCGGTGCTGTTTATTAACTTTATGGTCGGCATTTACGACGGTATGAAAGCGAAGAATTTGGTAGCAATTTTAATAAATGGAGTAGTGGTACTGGCACTGATCGCCGGAGAAAAGGAAGAGAGGTAAACGATATGAAGTGGGACGTGAAACACGATAGAGCGAAGAAGGTATTAAATCATTTCCTGGATAACGCAGGGTACTGGACGGAAGTTGAGAATCTGACAGACGGACTGACAGAGGAAGAAATCCAGGAGGTCAACGCAGAGGTGGCAACGATGATTCAGAGCATCACGAAGAGATACAAGCTGGACGTTATGCTTCCTGCAGAACCGGTCGTAGAGGAAAAGCCGCGGGAAGAAGTGAAGGCAGAGGAGCAGGTAGTTGAAGCACCTGCAGAGGAAGAACCGGTTGCAAAGCCGAAGAGACGTGGCAGAAAGAAGAAAGAGGAGGTTGCATAGCATGGCATACGAGAGAAAGACAATCGACACATGGGAGCTGCAGCTGAATTACGGGTATGGCTGGGAATACACATTGACAGAGTTCACAAGAAAAGAGGCAAGAGCGAGACTGAAAGAGTACAGAGAGAATCAGCCTCAGTACCCGGCAAGACTTGTTAAGAAGAGAGTGAGAAAGGAGGAGGTTGCATGAGTTCAACGGCAAAGCTGACAGCTGAGCAGATTGAGAACCTGGCAAAGGAAATCAGAGAGTTTCTGTTGGAGCATGGGTTATGGCAGGACGTAGACATCTATTTCAACGGAAAGCGGTTCACACAGCATGATCCGGTAACTGGAAAGTATTACTACAACGACAGAGAGCATCTGATCGAGGAGGAGGACCAGGACCCAAGAACGTATTTCGAGTACGTGAATCCGGACCATATCCTCAGCATGAGCTTTGAAGGTCCGGTATGTGAGATGCTGTATTACGGCATCCTTCCTTCGGTAAGAAGAGAGTTTGACAAGATTTTCGAGAGATACGGTTTGTATTACGAGTTCGGGCATCACTGGAATTTCAGCTGCTATTACATTTGAGAAAGGAGCAGGCACGATGAATATTGGCGTGGAAGTATTAAAGGAAAGCGTAATCAGAGTGCAGTCACAGTTAAACGACTGGATGGACTGCGTGTTTATTGTAAGCAAAGATGATGAAGAGAAGGCGAGAGAGGTATTAGAGAAAGCCTGGGACAGTTTTTGGGAAGATGGAGACGGTTGGTGCTACGGTAATTACCTGGAAGATAAGCTGGTAAATGCCGGTATTGCATTCGATGCGTACTACGCAGATGCGGAGGAATAAGGGCATGGAAGAATACAAGGACATATCGAGAGGCTTGAAAATGCTTCTCGATAAGGCAGAAGAAATGGGGTGGAACTGGGAAGCCTACATTGAGTCGGACAGCAGAAGAACCTATGTTGAAATCGCGCAGTCGTCACCTGCAGGCGAAGATTTCTCTATGACGATTGATTTCGATGAAGAGAACCAGGCAGATAGTTTCAAAGACAACTTGGAATCCTGCTACGAAGATTTCGACATCGACGAGCATATCGAAATGTGGATAGAAGCCAAGAGAAGCGGAACGAGTGGAGTTCCTTCCACAAGGGAGCTTGTAAAGGATGCAGAAGCCATTGACGGTATGATATTGGAACTGTCGCAGGCCTTGCAGAAAGTAAACATCCCGGTACTGGTTGGCAGCTACACGCCGCCGGATGAAAATGGAGAAGGTGAGAAGATCGTCCGTGAGTTCTACGGACAGGGACATATCTTCAAAGACGAAGATGCGTTTTACCGCAGACCGGATGATCCGTGTTACATCCCGGAATTATCCGATACGGTGTACACGAGAAACAGCATCCTGCAGGAGTGCAACCAGCAGGACGATTTGGCAGAGGAAGTTTTTGAGGCATTGGACTGGCAGCACGTAAGTAGCCTGTTGGAAGATTGGCAGAGAAATGGGGAGTTAGATACCTGCAAAGAATGCGGGAAGATGTTTAACTGCTACGGAGTAACAAAGTGTCCGTACTGCGGGGCAGATTATAAGGGAGGTGATGATTGATGGCTTACACATGGGCCGGAATGAGAAAATTGACATGGAAGGAAGTCAAGGAGCTTCACAAGAAGGGCAAGCTGGCCGGATATTACAAATTGTACGAGGATGGAACGGAGGCGGTGATCGACAGTAATTACGATTTTATCGACGACGTCCTAGAACACCAGGAAAGAGGCGGTGAGTTCGGAGAAGAGATTGACACGGTAGACTTGGAAATGGCAGACGGCAAGAAAATAACAGCACCGGCGGTCGTGGACGTATCGGCACTCGGATGTATGGACGAGCTGGAATATGAGCTGTGGCACGTGATCGAGGACTACATGGTTCAGTTCGGTATCAGAACACAGGACGACGAGCCGGACTGGGCGACAGTCAAGGCGGTGCAGAATAGTATTTTTACAGTGTTTACAGACGCAGGCGTGGATTTTAAGTTTGGATATGAAGAAAGTATTGCACAAGCAATAAAACAAGCGAGAAAGGACGGAGAGAAGGCATGAGAAGCGCAAAAGAAATTACGGAGTCATTGGAAATCGCAAAGAGATTATGCGAAGGAAAAACAAACGAGAGCTGGAATGCTAGAAAAACCAGCAGAGTTATGGCAGAACTGATTGCATATTTCAAGAAAAAAGAGATAGAGGAGCAGTATGACAGGGTTCAGATTATTGCGACGGTTGTTATATCCAAAGAGGACATAGACGACATCATGGTGTCAGCACTGGAAGGTGGAATTACCTACTGGGTTGATAAAGTAGAGCCAAGGTGTGGGGTAGAGTTTCATTTTGCAAGTGATGTTATCTCAAAAGGCGGTTCAATCCTCATTCACGATAATGAGGAAGATGCAACGTATGAATTGACAAATGCGAAACTCCTGCAGGGAATTAGAATGTATGCAGAGCAGCCTAAGAGCAGTGATATTTTCGAGGTGATCGATCATGAATTGCATATTGACTGCGGTATGGTAGATGCGGAGGTTGCGGACGCAATCATTCAGTACGCTTTGTTTGGAGAAATAATTTACGGTTAGGAGGCGAGGCTATGGCAGCATTAGTGGTATTTGCGTTCTTAGTAATCGTTGGAGTTGGAAATAGAAAGTAGGTGTAAGCGGTGAGTAAAGGAATAGTGACAGACTATCCGGAAATCTGTTTCATCTGCGGCAGACCGTCGGAAGCAGAGCATCATTTGGTGTTCGGTACCGCCGGTAGAGAACTGAGCGAAAAGGATGGATTGAAAGTGCCGGTGTGCAATGATTGTCACAACATGGGAGACATCCTCCGCAGAATACACGGAAACCCGATGGCAGAGAGAATGTCAAAGATAATCGGACAGCTGGCCTGGGAAAAAGAATACGCCCTGCAGAAGGCAGATGAATTTGCAAGGATTATCGATGAAGGCAGGGAGGAAGGCGAAGTAAAACAGATTATCCATAAGGGAGGTAGAGAAACCTTCCGGAAGAGATATGGATGTTCGTATCTGTAGGAAGGAGAAACTAATGGAGTACATGAGAACACAGGCAAGTATAGAGAAGTTTGTCATTATCACAATGAGAGATGGGAGAAAGAAATATGTTGGACGAAGGTACAGCTTCAAGATGGACTACGGATACACGGTAAAGATAAACGAGGCAATGATGTTCGACACGGAGAAACTTGCTGAAAGAAAGATGGAGGAACTGAGAATCAAAGGACAGATAGGGAAAGTAGTTAAGAGCTATGAGCTGAAAGAAATTTTTTGATAGGAGGAGACGAATGATATACACAGTATTTCCAAAGGAAGAAGGAGAAATGCCGCAGGATTTTCCGACATACTCGGATGCACAAGAGTATGGAGATGAAGAATTTGGCAGAGGCAACTATACGATTGAATCAACAACAGGAGAGTGCGTATAGGCGAAAGGAGTAATTATGACATTCAGAGAAAATGCGGCGGTATTGGAAACATACCTGCATAATATCCGGAACATCGAAGAGGTGCCACCTGGTCCTATGGAACTGGAAGCACTGGATGCGACAATAGAGGTTATGAAAGCTGCAGTTGAAAACGTGGAGTACGGAGCATTTGCCTGGGACAAGAAGAGAGGCGTGTTCGTTCCAATAGGCAGACCGGTACCGGTGAAACAGCTGTGTTTGAACCGATACCAAGAGAGGGTAAGAAACGGAGATATACCGAGCTGGGTTGATCCGGAGAAGTTCAAGATTTTGGAGAGAACGGTCGCAGAGATTGCAAGCGACTGGAAGGAGGCAGAGGATGAATAAAACAGTAAATTTATTTGTGCTAGCTGGATGCTGGGAATGCCCGGACGACATTGGAGTAACTGTGGTTGCGATTTCCAGTGATGAGAAGCAGCTGATTGATAGACTGGATCAGATAGCAGACACCCAGGCAAAGGAGTATGTGAGCATTGAAGGTAGCATTCTGATGGAAGAGCATACAGATACTAGGTACGAAATTAGTGGGGGCATCAGCGGCAATGCAAGGTTCTACATCACGGAAGAGCCTGCAGTAATCAACGAGGCACTTATGGGTGAAATCAGCAGAGCAATGAGTGAGAACGACAGAACACAGGATGTAAAAAATTATCTGCAGGGGTTGTACGAAAGTGAAAACTTGGATGAAGAAAAATACGAGGAACTGGTAGACAGCGAAGAGTTCCTGCAGAAGGCAGTCGAATTATTCGATAAGATGGAGGACTGCAACACGCCGTTCAATACAACGATGGAGTTGGCGGTAGGCGAAGCAAGGAAGGAGATGGCAATATGAAGAATACATTAGGAGACTTGAATAACCACCTGTTCGCTCAGCTGGAAAAGCTGGGAGACGATGATCTGACAGGAGAAGAGCTGGAAAGCGAGTTAAAGAGAACCGACGCTATATGCGACATCAGCGAGCAGATCATCAAAAACGGAGAGCTACAGTACAAAGCCATGAAGCACATGGACGAGTACGGGTACGAGAGACAGAAGGCGGTTCCGGAAATGCTTGAAGTTCATGCGGGGGGGGCAATCGTAAATGAGAGGCTGGCCCGAAGAGGTTGTAACCTGGCTGCGTGAAAATGTACCGGGACGGACCAGCAAGGAAGTGGCAGAGATCATCAACCAGCAGGGGTACGACAGGAAGTATGGAATGACGTTCACAGAATCGATGATAAAAGGTGCGAAGAACCGGTACGGCATCAAAAGTGGAACACCTTCCGGAACAAAGAAAGGGAGTTCTTTCAAATATCCGGAAGGCATGGAAGAATATGTGCGAAGCGTCGCACAAGGAAGAAAGACGGAAGAGATAGCAGAAATGGTATCTCTTCATTTCGGAATAGAGTTCTCTGCCAGTCAGTGCAGGGCATATAAGAAGAACCACGACATTGTAAGCGGAGTTGATTGCAGGTTTCGACCGGGCCAGGAACCACCGAATAAAGGAAAGCCTATGTCACATGAGCAGTACGAAAAGTGCAAGGCGACGATGTTCAAAAAGGGGCAGATCCCCAAGAATCACATGGAAGTAGGCGAGTACACGCACACGACAGACGGCTATCTGATCCGGAAGGTGCAGGAGAAAGGGACCCAGCGGGAGAGATTTGAATTTGTTCACAGAGCCGTATGGGAAGAACACAACGGACCTATTCCGGCAGGCAAGATGGTATCGTTCCTCGATGGAGACAAGGACAACTGCAACATAGAGAACCTGGTACTGATAGACAATGAAGAAAACCTGGAAATGAACAGGAGTCGGTTAAGGTTCGCTGATCCGGAAAGAACAAAGACCGGCGTGCTGGTTGCAAAGGCAAGAGTAACAGTCAGACAGAAGAAAAGGAGAAAATAGATGGAGATTAAAGCGGCGAATGCAGAGGAGACGATCCGCTGCATCCTGGACGAAGAGAAAATGACCCAGCAGGATTTAGCGGACAGAATGGGGATTACGAGACAGAACATCAGCCAGTCTCTCAACCGAAACGCTAAGAGCATGAGATACGATAGCTTCTCAAAAATGGTAACAGCTCTAGGTTACGAGATTGTTGTAAAAAAACTTTAATAAAATACGCATATTAGAAGTAAACCTATTGACAAATACGCAGTTGCGAAGTATAATATATACATAATCAAACAACAAATAAAACACACGGAGGTAGTGATTATGTATAACAGAGAAGATTATAGAGAAGCACTGGAAGAAAGAGAGAAATGCGACCTGTATTCAGATGAATGGAGATTTTGCCAGGCAAAAGTTCAGAGCATTGCAACAGCTATGGTAGCTGCAGGAAATAACTGGATGGTGGGTGAAATCATCGACGAGCTTTACAGTCTGAGTGACTGCGGTTGCAAACTCACCGACGAGGCAGTTCGATTTGACCTTTGGATTCTTGAAAGCAACGGCCTCGAAGAGAAGGCTGAGGAAATGAAAAAAATGTTCTAGGTAAATTTTTTTACCTGTACAGCTCGCAAATGAGTGTTTCACGTGAAACACAGTTCGCAAATTTGAAAGGAGCGTATTTGTATGAAGGAAGTATTGAAGAAGTTAAGAACTTTAGAGGCTGAAATGGAAGAAGCCGAGAACCAGTCAGAGTATTGGATGGAAGAAGAACACCTGGATATGGAAAAGTCAAACAGCTACGAGGCTGAGGCAGACAGATTGTACCAGGAAGTGTATAAGATGCACAACCAGGTGGCAGATTTCATCGTAAGCCTCACTTCCGGTCAGATTGACAAGGTAATGGCAATGACAATGATGCGTCAGAGAAGAGAAGATGTCGAGAGAATCTTGGAAGCAGCATAGGAGGTGAGCAGATATGATGAAGGCAGAATTTGAGGCAATGGCCGGTAAATCAGTTACAGATGAAGAATACAAGGTTATCGAGGCAGTTTACACCTGGCATCCGGCAATCAATGACACGACCGGTAAGGATCAGATGAAAACTCTTTATACGCAGTTTGGATTTGGCGTAATTAGAGGGATGCTCCCGGTAGCAGAGAAAATGGAAAAGCTGGACGGAGAGAGAAGAGAGCTGCTGGCTCAGTTGGACACAATAAAAATAAGAGAAGGACTTCTTGCTGTTGGTGATATGGAACTTGAGGAGACGATAGAAAAAGTCAACGAGCTATATATGAAAGCCAACACGGAGGAGGAGTTCGAGCAGATGATGAAAAGCCTTGACGTAAGAAATGAGATAAAAAGCATAGCAAGAAAAGTGATCGGGTGTTAGGAGGTGAGCAGGTGTACGACTACGACGGCGATATGGGTTATTTTCAGAGACAGCTCGAAAGAGCAGGGATCGGCCAGGAAGAGGTTGATATGAATAACTACGCAGGACTGACAGCAAGAGAGTTGCAGAGTATTGTTGACGGTGCAATTAAGACAAAGCGGATCAGAGAAGCAAAGAAGGAGGCGTAAGGCTATGGCATTATTAGAGGTTAAGACCGAATGGGCGGTGTATAAGGATTGCTTCCTGCAAGTGGCAAGATACCAGGCAGACAACAGCAGGGCAATCGAGATTTGGAACAACGAGGACGGACCTATTGCAAGAATCACGGTATGTATCACAGGAAGCGGACTTGCAGAGGATGAGACAGTGATCGACACGAATAATTGCCCTTGGGCGATGGAGTTTATCAAGCAGCACGGTTTCGGGCAGGCCACCGGCAGAATGGTAAAAAGCGGTTACTGCACATATCCGGTAGTAAAGCTGGATATTGAGAAAATCGGTGAGTATTTGGAGGTGGCGTAATGGAAAGAGTGTATTTCAGTATCAATGAGGCCGGAGCAAAGACGGCAAACGATATGATGTCATTCAGCGAGTATAAGATCGGGAGCAAGACTGCTGGTTACAAGGCACAGGTCGATAAGGCATACGAGCTGGCAGAGAAGGTAATCGAGGCAAGACCAACCGAAGAGGAAAGAGTGTCGAAGCTCTGCGAGAGATATTCGAGACGACTGGCTCAGAACATCAACAAGGATATTCAGATCGGCATGATGTGTCCGTCGGTAATGATTTCCGGAGCAGGAAACTTCCCAGTCAAAAAGAAGGAAAAGCAGGTAGCGGCATGGGATAAGAACCATGAGGACTATAAAGAGGTTGAGGCAATCCTTGGAAAGATTGAGGCAATTTTTTATGGCAAGGACGTTATCAAGTCTGATGATGAGAACGCAATCGAGAAGCTGCAGGATAAGGTTGACGGATTGAGAGAGGACCAGGAGAGAATGAAGCAGGCCAACAAAGCAATCCGTATGAAGGACAAAGAAAAAGGCGATGCAACGCTGCATGACATGGGATATACAGACGAACAGATCGCCCAGCTGAGAGAACCGGACTTCTGCGGAAGAATCGGTTTTCCGGACTATATGCTGGCGAACAACAACGCCAATATCCGAAGATTGGAAGGAAGAATCAAGAGCCTGCAGAAAACGAAGTCCCAGGGAACACAGGAGAGCGAGAATAAGTTTTTCAAGATCAAGGAGAATGTGGAGGCTATGAGAATCCAGCTGTTCTTTGAAGGAAAGCCGGAACCGGAGGTAAGAGATATTCTGAAAAGCAATGGGTTCAGATGGGCACCGTCGGTAGGTGCGTGGCAGAGACAGCTCAACAATAATGGAAAATATGCGGTAGAGAGAGTTATCAGAGAGCTGGAAGAAATGGAGGCGGCAGAGTGAACATGAAGTTAGAACCGAGAAAGGCTACAGATCGAGGTGGCTGGTTGTGCATGCCACTGGTAATAAACGGACCGGAGGGAAAACCTGGTTGGAAAAAGGTACGTTGCCCGGAATGTGGGACACTCTGCTGGCAGAGACCGGAGGACGCAGGAGTTGTTAAGGCATCACACCTTGACGGTGCGGTATGTACTAAGTGCGCATTAAGAAAGGCGGGTGATGTAGTGTGACATTACGAGAGGCAAGCAAAGGAGTAGTTAAATCCGGAGGAGGAACCTATAACATTGGCTTCAACGGTGGAGACGAGACGCAGTTTGACGCTCAGAACCTCAAAGAATTGCAGGAGTGCTGGTCGGAGTTCTGTAAGGATGAAAAAATCAGTCCTGGATGCGTTGATTACGTGGAAAGGGTGAGTTAGTGGAAATTCTGACAAGAGCCATAGCAAATGAATACAGAGACAGAGCGTTGCTCCTGCCGTCTAACGGACTGCAGGACATTGGAGAAAGAAGAAAGTTGCGGGAAGAACTGCAGGCCAGGTGCAATCTAACAGAGCTGCAGGCGGTGAATATCATAAATGGCTTTCATATCCCGGACTATGTGAGAATCGCAGAAGTGAGAGCAGCAAAGGAGGCAGAAGAACATGAGAATTGAGAAAGAAGGATTTGTGTTACACCTGGAAGGAACATGGTGCGAAATCTCAAATAAGTACGCTGTTTTGGAAAGCGGAGATGTAGCAGTAAATGAAGAGGACATTCCTGCAGGGTTTGCAGAAAAGAAACTGGATCGCTATATCGAAACGCACAAGATCAGAGGATATGGAAAGGTTGACGGATGCGTAAAGAGAGTTGCGTGCGACGAAAGAACGAAGGAGTACATTCAGTTGCAGGCAGTAAAGCTGGACGATGATACATACATGGTGCAGGAGTTTGATAATGAGCTGGTATTTATGGGCGAGTTATGGAGCGGATGCAAATATCCGGATGAAGTGCTTGACTGGATGAAGAGCAACTATGAGATTGAGAGCTGTCTGACCGCAGAGGTGTATCGTAGCAGTTTAGGAGATTGCACGAATAACGGCATATCTTCTTACGCAAGAGAATTGTATATCCTGGACGCACAGAAAGGTCCTTTTGAGCCGGACGACATCAGACAGTGCGTGTATATCGAAAAGCGCGAGATTATGGGACAGGAGTATGTTGACTGCAAGCCTGCATACTGCAGGAAGCGCTGGTATATGGCGGGCGGCAATATTCTTTACACATCGGACAGCAGATTCAAACAGATTACCGGGATCAGCTACCCGATAGCGATTCACGACAGATACGAAGGGAGGTAGGAGATATGGTAATTGTCGGGTATTATGCACATGGCAATAAGCACTATGTAGCTTTCAAGGACGAGACAGATGCGAAGGACAGATTTATGATTACGGACGGATTTCACGACAGACCGGTTACGGAAAGAAACCAGGGAAAGTATGAAGGGTACGTGAAAATCGACAAAGCAGAGTGCAATATCAAGAAGATTATCGGCCGTATTCGAGGCACAAGACCATGGCATCCGCTTCTGAGTTTGCTGCAGAAGGAAGCAGGGTAAATTTTTTTACCATAAAAGCTCGCAAATGTGAGCGTTGGAAAATATAAAATTCGCAATATGCGGTATTGGCTAAGAGATTAAGGAGGACAGGCAATGGAAGTTAAAGGAATCGTAACTATTGGATTGGAGCATATCCACCCACACCCGGACAATCCGAGAAAAGATCTCGGAGATTTGACAGAGCTGTCAGAGTCCATTAAGAAGAATGGAATTATGCAGAATTTGACGGTAATTCCGAAAGAAGGAGAACCGGGAGAATACATCACAATCATCGGTCACAGACGAAGTGCGGCGGCTAAGCTGGCAGGCGTTACAGAGGCGCCCTGCAGGGTTGTAGAAGGCATGACAGACAAAGAGCAGATGTCAACGATGCTGGAAGAAAATATGCAGCGTAATGATCTGACGATTTGGGAACAGGCCCAGGGATTTCAGATGATGCTTGACTTGGGAGAAACAGAGGACACAATCGCTGAAAAGACCGGCTTTAGCAAGAAAACAATTAGACACCGCTTGAATATCGCAAAGCTGGATTCCAAGACGCTGATGGAGAAAGAGAGACAGGACGGCTACCAGCTGTCGCTTACGGATTTGTACGAGCTGGAAAAGATCAAGGACGTAAAGACCAGGGACAAGATTTTGAAGGATTCCACAGATTCGAGAGATTTGGCAAGAAGAGCAATCAACGCTCAGAAGGAGCAGAAACGCCAGGAAAACATGAAGTTGTACGTGGCAATGATGAAGAAACTGGGATTAAAGAAAGCTCCGAAGGAAGCGGACAGTGAGCTTTACACGGACAAGTGGGAACGCATGAAGGACTACAGCCTCGACAAGGAGCCGCCTAAGACAATGAAGTTCGAGGACAATGGCGAGCCGATGTTCTACCTGGAAAGATATGGAACATTGTACGTGATCCGTAAGAAAAAGAAGGAAAAGAAGGTGCTTACGCCGGAAGAGGAAGCCAAAAAGCAGAATATGCGTAACAAGAAGCAGATCAAGGCAATTCTGAAAGAGGCTGCCAATACGAGAAAGGCGTTCATCGAAGGTATTTTATCCGGAAGAATAAAAAAAGTCACAGACGAAAAGCAGGTTGAAGCGGACCTTTTCGAGCAGATGATGGATTGGGAGACATTCACAGGTCATAACAAGCTGATTGAGTTCTTTGTTGGGTGCGAGGTTTATAATGCGCCGGAAGAAGAAAAAGAAGCAGCACGTAAGAAAATGCAGGGACTCAGCGTACTGCAGAAACTTCTCTGCCTGGTATCCGCAATGGTCGCTGACGCAGATTTGGTTGAGTGGAATTACACATACAACACGGTCAAAGGCGAGAAGGTGAAGGCGTTCTACGGAATACTGGAACAGTACGGTTTCCAGTTTCCTAACGACGAAGAGAAGGGCGTGGTCGAAGGAACCAGCGATTTATATGTAAAGAAAGAAGGTGCAAAGTAGCATGAAGAGAGGACAGATTTACTACGTCAGAAGCAATTACAGAGAAGAGGGAAGTGAGCAGCGGGGGGGGCGCCCAGCGGTTATAGTGTCAAACGATAAGAACAATGCGAACAGCAACACGGTCGAAGTGGTATATATGACGACCAAACCAAAGACCGACCTTCCAACTCATGTATATATTGAGTCAGCGCTTAGACCATCAACACTCTTGTGTGAGCAGATTTCCACGGTTTCAGAGGAAAGAATTGGAGAGTGGATTGGAGAGCTGACAGAAAGCGAAGTGCAGGATTTGGATATTGCCCTGGCGGTTTCGTTAGGAATGAAGTGTGGGCCAGGGCAGTTAGATACGGACACATTAGAACATTTGAATAATCTGCAGGCGGAACTCGACAGAACCAAAGCCGAGCTGAGGGAAGCAAAGAGTGGTCCGGACTATAAGCTGTTATACGACCAGCTGATTGAGAAAATGCTCAGCAGATAGAAAGGAGACACGAGATGTACCTACTGGAAGAAGATTTGAAATTTCCAAAGGACAGTTTCAAAAGCATGAAGTACCAGCCGTATGAGATGAAGCCGTCATTCTCTATGGTAAGAGTATATCAGTGGTGGAATTATTGGTACGGAGAGGTTTACATATCATTCAGCGGCGGACTGGATAGTACAGTCTTGGCGTACATAGTGTGCCAGGCGTACAGAAAGTATAAATTGACCGGTAAAATTCCCTTGGTGTTTGCGGACACCGGGACGGAATTTCCGGAAATCAGAGAGTTTGTTAAGACATATACGAAATGGCTCAAAGAGCAGTTCCCGGAACTCGATATTGAGTTGGTAGTGATCCGGCCGAAGCATAGTTTTAAGTGGGTGTGTGAAAACAAAGGATTTCCGATTACAAGCAAAGATACAGCAGGAAAGATTAGGAAACTGAGACATGGAAAGCTCAGCGAGAAATACAGAAACTACTTGCTCAACGGAGATAAGAGAGGAAAATTCGGAATGCTGGCGAAGAAGTGGCAGTATTTGACGGACACGGAACGGATGCCTGCAGACATTTCGGAGTATTGCTGCGAGGCACTAAAAAAAGAACCGTTCAAGAGGTATGTCAAGGAGACAGGCAGACAACCATTTATCGGTATAACGCAGGACGAGAGTTTCAGAAGAGAGAACCAGTACAACCACACGGGATGCAATGTGTACGACGGTCACACAATAAAGAGCCAACCTATGGGATTTTGGCCGAAGAATGAGGTTATCCAGTATGCGGTAGAGCAGCGCATTCCGATCTGCAGCGTGTATGGAACGCCATACCAGGACAAGAAAGGCAACTGGTACTTTACAGGAGAACAGAGAACCGGATGTTGTGTGTGTGGCTTCGGGTGCCACCTAGAGCCTGTGCCGAATAGATTGCAGCGGTTGAGAACATCTGATAACGATAAGCACAGGAGAATGTGTGAGGGCTGCCTGCAGATAAAAAATCACGGTATGACATATGAGCAGGCGTTGAATTACGCAGGAATACCAACGGAGGAGGTGCAGGAAGATGAATAGCAGACCGGAAATCACGGCGATGTTGTCACTCTCAATCCAGCGGCACATCTGCCCGAACAATGATCCGAGAATTTACTGGGCCAGGGAAGTGACCTTCGACTACGCCACCACGAATGCGGTGCGGGTGGATTTTATGAAATTCAAGCCGGTAAACAATACAGTGTCCGGCATAGAGAAGGGAGACTTCTACTGCTACGAGGTTAAGTCCTCGGCAGAGGATTTTCACTCGAAGAACGGTCACAACTTCCTGGGAGACTACAATTACTATGTAATGCCGGAGGAAGTGTACGAGCAGATCAAGAAAGAAATTCCATACCAGGTAGGCGTGTATGTCCCGGATGGAATGAACTACCGGGGTGAGTGGTACGACCTCAAAGCAATCAAGAAGGCAAAGAGGAAAGATAGAAGCAGGCCGGTATCAGAAATGCTGTTGATGATGTTTCGGTCTGCAGCACGAGATAGAAAGAAGGTGTTGAGCGATGGATATTAAAAACAAAAACGAATTAAAGAGACGGATAGATCTGTTTTTGCATGACTTCACGCCGGAAGAATATAAAATCAACGAAGAGTTTTGCAAGGAAACCATGAGAATGATGGCTGATTTTATCGGCCACGTAGATAACAGACTGGATTCGGCAAATGCCAAAGTTATTGCCGGAAGGAAGAGAGAAAACGAACTGGCAGAATACATCCTCAAAGAGTGCCATTTCTGCCCGATCCCGGTTGAGGTTAAATGCCGGTACGGTTTCAGAGAGAACGGATGTAAGAAGTGTTTATTGAAACATACGAATTTGCTGGATAAACCAAGGGAGGACTGACGCATGGTGGTGAATGCAAAATGTAATCTCTGTAAAGAACCTACGAAATACGTGGCAGGGTTCTTCGATGGACCAAGGGGCAGGCACGGATGCCTGTTTGATTGCAAAAATGAGCAGTGCGAGGTTTATCAAGTGAAGAGATTTACAGAGTCAGAGGCAGTCAAGGAAAGAATAAAGATTCAGAACTTGAACAGTCAGAAGGGAATGTATGCAGGCTATATTGCAGCACTGAGGAAAGATGCCAAAATAACAATGATGAAAATGTCGCAGATTGCTGGATGCAGTCCTGCAGAGTACAGTTCCTACGAACACGAGAAGAAAGAGTTCGATCCGGAAATATACCGGAAATGTGAAAAATATCTGAAAGAGAAGGAAGGTGGAGAGCGATGCTGACGCTGCCAATAAAAAAGAAGTGGTTTAATATGATCGTCTCCGGAGAAAAGAAAGAGGAGTACAGAGAAATCAAGCCGTATTACGACAGCAGATTTATGAATGCGTTCGGTTTTCTCCTGGTTGGAGGTCAGATGGTATATGGAGATGCAGCACCGAAAGAAATCCGGAAGCCGTGGCCGGTACTAGTAGTATTCAGAAATGGGTACTCGAAGGATTCACCGGAAGTTGTTTGCAAATGCACCCTGCAATTTGGAAAAGGCAAGCCGGAGTGGGGAGCTGAGCCGGGAAAGTTATACTACGTGTTAAAAATACAGGAAATCGAGAAAGGAGCAGGACAATGAACAAAGTAATTTTAATGGGTCGCCTCACACGTGATCCGGAAGTTAGATATACTCAGGGAGAGCAGGCTATGGCAGTAGCGAGATACACCCTGGCAGTTGACAGAAGAGGAAAAAACCAGGAAAACTCAGCAGACTTCATCCAGTGCGTTGCATTCGGCAAGGCGGGAGAGTTCGCTGAGAGATACCTGCATAAAGGGACAAAGATTGTGATGACCGGCAGAATACAGACTGGAAGCTACACGAATAAAGAAGGCCAGCGTGTATATATGACAGACGTTGTAGCAGAGGACCAGGAATTTGCCGAGAGCAAAAACACCGAGGGTGGTGGTACATATAGCAATCAGCCAGCACCGGCACCACAGCGGAATGACGGTGGATTTATGAGCGTGGACGAGGACAGCGAATTGCCGTTCACATAATAGGAGGTATAGATGCAATGCAGGACAATATGAGCCGGGAAGATGTTGAGAAGGTAGAGGCATTCATACAAAACGAAGAACTATGTGATTTTTGCACGCTTAGTGGAGAATGTCCGAAAGGAATGAGGTGCTATGGCGGAGAACCGATAGAACCAGCCTGCACGGATTTAAGCGATCATTTTGTAGAGATGTGCATAGATAAAGAAGCAATATTAGAGTACCTGGAAGGATTGGAGGAATGATTGTGAAACAGTACACATTGAATCGTAAGACGTACAAGGACGTAAAGAAAATGGATCATCAGCAGATGGACCAGTTCTGTCAGAATTTATACAAGGCAGGCCATGCAGACGGAATGAAGGATGTGGAAGGATTGACAGAGAGTGAGGTTCGAGATGTGATCTTGGGCGTAAAAGGAATTGGGCCAAAGAAAGCAGAGGACATCGTGAAAGCTCTGACGGAAGCACAGAAAGAAAGGAGTTAATTGACAAATGGATAAGAGTAAGGTATATTTGGAAGTACCGGAGTTCACTGGCGAAAATGTTCCGGTAGCGGTTGCAGCAAGAGTGATGAAGAAAGACCAGCAGTTTATACGCCAGGGTATTATCCTTGGATTTTTGAAATTCGGAGTTGCATTCAAGAAAGAAGGAAGCAGCCAGTACGACTACTACATTTCCCCGATGAAATTTTGGGAAGAGACAGGGTTTGTATATGCCGGAGAAGAGTGCTAAAATTGCCGTGAGAAGCGCTCGCAAGTGCGAAAAATTGCTGGATAGGAAACACGCAGGTAACAAAAAAGCCGATGCGTGCGATAAATAGGCGATTCACTGTTTCTGT